AGCGCCGTCATCGAAAACGCGGGGGACTGGAAAGGATTGTTCATTGCTTAGACTCCTTGGCGAACGAGGACGCCGATCGCTTCGAGCTGAGCGATGGCTGCGGTTTTTTCTTCCGTGGTGATGGCAACTGGCCAGACCAGCGCGTGATCGGCCACGATGGCTTGACGCGAAACGATCAGGCCGTTGGTTCTTTCTGCGGCACTGGCATCAATGCTTTGCAACACCACGCCAGCGGCGACTTCTGAACCATCGGTGGCCGAAGGGTCGAGAGCTTTGACCTTTTGGGTCGCACTCACTCGACCAATCACGGTCCCGAGCTTGAGGTTTTGTCCGGAAACCACTGTGACCTGGTCACGGGAGTACAGGTTTTCCTCTTCGTACTTGAGCAGGTCGCCCAAGGTAAGGTCATTGGTAATGGCAGTCATCAGGTTCTCCTATCAACGGTGGGGGACTTGCGTTGCGTCACGCTGCTTTTGAGCGCGTTGCTGCGCGGCACGAACGACAGGGCTGTCTTCGGGCTTGGCTTGGGTTTGGGTTCCTGCCTCGGGCAAGATGCGGCTGGAGATTTCGGGAGAACCAGAGGCCTTGGCCGCCAACAGCTCCTTGCGTGCCTGGTCAACTGATACGCCACGCTCGATCAAGGCCGCCGTCATCTCGGACTTGCCCGCTAGAAGGCACATCTCGGCAATGGCCAGCACCTGGGCACTGGCCGCCTTGATGTCATGGCCTTGGGCCACAGCACTGGTTTGCGCTTGTGCGCCGGGTTGTTCACCCGTGCCTTGCGTGGCATCGCCGCTTTGTGCTGGCTCTGTTCTCATCTGGTCAGCAGGTTGGTGTTGCTCTTCTTGAGTTGTCTGCCCATCGGCAGTTTGGGTTGCATCGTTTTGCATGCAAACGCTCCTTTTCATGGACGGTCCGGGCGTGGAGATCCCCATCTCGCGGCCCGAACCTTGAATTCGCGCGATGGATGTCGTTTTCGTTTGGAGCTCTTCACTGAGTGCAATCAGTGCGTCGTCTAGCGTCCCGACCACATCGGCCAGACCGGCATCAATCGCGTCTTGCGCGAAATACAGACCTGCCTCGGTGTCTTGAACGTCTTGCACTGAGAGGTTTCGGTTGGCGGCGACCGTCGATACGAACAGGCCATACAGCCGGTCCACTTCCGCCTGCAGCGCTTGAGCTGCGTCAGTGGACAAAGGCGCATGAGGCGACATGTCGTTCTTGCGGTCTCCTGCGTACACCGCTGTGTAGCGAAGTCCATTCATGGCGTCGCGCTGCGATTGATCGACATGCAGTGCAATCACTCCTACGGATCCGACGCCACCGGTTCGCGTGACATAGACGCGTGCAGCCGCACTGGCAATGGCATACGCTGCCGAGAACGCGTCGTCGTTGGCAACGGCCCAGATGGGTTTGACCTGCCGAGCTGCCACGATCTGGTCTGCCAGATCAAACGCTCCACCGGCTTCACCGCCTGGTGAGTCAATGTCCAGCAAGATCGCGTTGACTGCAGGATCCCGAACCGCCTGCGCAAGCTGCGCACTGATGGCCGAGTAACTGGTCAGGCCTGAGGCGGCATCGACCGCTGCCGCTCGCCGCACCAAGGTGCCGGACACGCTGATGACTGCGATGTTCGATGTCAACGAGGTTGGATTGGCAGGTGGGGCCTGCGCAGCCAAGTGCTTGATGAGTTGTTGCGAATCGTCTGACATGGTTACTCCCAAACGGGGGCCAAGCACCGAGAGAATCACATCCAGTTTTCTGGGGTGAATCAGTAGGGGCGTGCCAAAGATTCGCGATGCCAAATGCGGCATCGACGAGATGTGGTTCATAGGTCCTCTGGTTTTAGGTTTGCTGATCTACCAAGGGCGCGCTTGGTGAGTCAGGAGGGAGCGAGGGAGCAGCCGAGTTGGTTGCACCATTGCGGGCCACTTGCCTTGGGTCCGTATCAAGAACGAGCCCCAATGCATCTGCCCTGGCGTTATCTGCCGCAATCTCTTTGTCGATCGTTTCCGCGTCGTAGCCAAAAGACGAGATGGCCTCAGAGCGGCTCATCAAACCGGAGCGAATGGCCAGTTGGAGGGCTTTGAATTCCTTCTCGGGATCCACCCACTGCCAGCCTTGCGGGATCCACTTCACCGCCTGCCACGCTCTGGCGGACTGACGGCTCTTGGCATAACCTGTCGCTGTCAGTGCGCCACTGAGCACTGCGGCATCCATCCATGCACGCCAGATCGGGCGGCACATCTGATGCACGATCACGCCATGTTGGATGGCTTCACATCGGCGACGGAACTCCAGGAGACCGGCACGGATCGACGAGTAATTCACGCCCGACAGATCACCGGTCAACTGTTCGTAGGTGATGCCCATGGCCACAGCGACTGCGCGAAACTGCACCCGCAGGAATTCCGCATACGAGCCACCGACATCCGCTGGATCAGAAAACTTCACGTCCTCACCAGGCTCCAGGACTTGCATGGTGCCCGGCTCCAAACCCGTCATGGCCACGCCCATTTCATCCGCGTCACCTTCGCCCAGCAGTTGGTCTTCGGGTGATTGGCGCGTGATGAATCCCGCGAACATGGCCGCCGTCTTTTTACGGACTAACTCTGCATCGTCGTACTGATCGAGCTCATTGAGCTTGACCAAGGCCCGCGACAGCCAGGGCTCGCCGCGAATCTGTCCAGGTCGCAGGGGGCGAAACAGGTGGACGATCTCCTCAGCTGGAACCGGCACCAGATCGTTGCCATTGACCGTCAAGTTCGGGTCACCCGGATGCTCGCGGTACAGGTGGTAGGCAACCCGACGCCCAAGAGCATCAAACTCGATGCCGCTACGGATCGGGTTGCCCGATGCACTGATCGTGTTCAGGCTCAAAGGCAGGTGCTCGGGCTCCAGAATCTGCAACTGGATCGGCACACTCAGGCCATCTTCCTGCCGCCGATTGCGGATGCGGATCAGGCATTCGCCACCCTCAACCATCGCCCGACATGCAAGTGACTGCAGGCCGTAGAAATCGGTGAGGTTGTTGCTGTCTGCTTCCTCCACCCACTGCCACCACAGCGCATGAACCTTCTCCCGGAACTTGGGGTCATCCACCAAGGATTGCGGCTTGATCCCGGTGCCGATGGCATTGGAAACAAAGCTGTCGACCGCGTTGGCCGCCCAGGCGTTTCTGCGCACCAAATCCCGAGACTTGACCCGCAGTTGGTTGCCCGTGGCCAGCATCGCCGAGACAGCTCCCGGATCACCAGGATTCCAAACACGAGACCTGCGACCTGAGCCAGCAGCCTCGTGAACGGAATTCCAGCCCACATAGGATGTGAGTTTTTTCCAAAAGGCCATCTCAGAACCCCTTGGATGTAGTGATCCTGATCTGACGAGTCTTGGTTTTTCCGCTGTCTGAGGCGAGCGCCGCCTCCACTTCGGCCAAGGCCAGCTTGAGATCGGAGACCGTGCGGTACTCGATGGTCTTGCCGTCGTAGGTCACCCGATGCTCACCACTGGCAATGGCCTCTCGCAGTGCTTGGGCATGTTCAAGGGTATAGGTCGTCATCAGTTCATCCACCGGCTGCGAATCAAGCGCCTGCCGCGTTGTGGTCCTTTAGAAACAACGAAGCCACCGCTGAGGGTGGCTTCTTGCTTGGTTGATTGGGCGTCTTCAGGTGGTCCTGCCACGCCTAACGGTTTTTCCAATTCGCGCCAGTGACGCTCCTCATACCGGTCAAGACCAGCCAGGCTGGCAGCCGCCCGCGCATAGACGTAGCAATCAAGCGCTTCGTTGCGCTCTCGAATCTTTTGCCACTCGCGCACCGGATAGCCATTGCGATCCCGACGCGTGACCAACTGCTCAGAGCACAACTGCTGCACGAATTCGGCATCGACCTTGGGCAAATGGATGTATCCAGCTGGATAGAGAATTTCGCCGTCCTCGGTCACTTCCATGGTCTTGCGCAGGTGGTTATAGAACTCCAGCTTGGCAATGCCACCCACCACAGAATAGACCCGAACACCCCGGCGCAGCTTCTTGCCGCCCACGGTCAGGTCCACAGCGGTCGGCAATCCAACCAGCGCAGCACCACGAGCCACGCCTTTCATTGGCAGCAGCCGGGAGTCACGTAACTTGCGCACGAAGGCATAGGCCTCTTGTGTGGCATATCCTGTGTCCAGGCCGATGCGACTCAGGCGCAACTGCACCCCCGACGCATGTGTCCAGGACTCATCGATCATTTCACGCAGTCGTTGCCAGACCGTATCGCGGGAGGTATCGCCAGCGAGCACACGATGCTCCACCAGCCAGGCCTCTTTGCCCCGACCGAATGCCCAGACCGAGACCTCAATGCGGTCCTTCTGAACGTCCACCCCAGCGCAAAGCAAAGCCGCCCCAATTGGCACAGTGCCGATTCGATAGTCTTCACGGCGCTCGAGCAAGCGCTCCCACTCGGGGGTTTCACCTTGCTCGACCCAGGTCTCGCCCAGCTCTGTGTTTTTAAATGCTTTCAAGGCAGTTGCAGATCCTTGTGCTGCTTCCCATGCTGCAGCGATGTCGGCCCAACTGCGCCAACCAACTGGGCTGTACAGACTGGAGAGGTGAAACCCCACCGTCTTTCCCACGTAATCAGGAATCGACGACTGCCATCGACCCCGCTCCAGCATTTCAGTCTTTTGGTATTCGTAGATGGGCTGCTCACACGACTCACACCTGTAGTGCGCTGTCTCGGGTAGACCTTTTTCCCAGATCAGTTGTTCGAAAATCAGGACTTGCTCGTGCTCGCAATGCGGACATGGGACCATGAACTGTCGCTGGTCTGTTTGCTCATACTCGCGTTCGATGCGCGACGATCCAGAAATTGTTGGCGTCGAGACAATGAAAATCTTTCGGCGTGCAAAGGTTCGGGTTCGAGCCTCAGCCAGTGCAATCGCATCACCTTCTCCCTCAACGTCACCCGGGTAGCCATCAACCTCATCCAAAAACAGATAGCGCACCGGCATCGAGCGCAGGCCGACGGCGCTGTTAGCACCCGTCATCACCAGCACGCCACCACGAAACTCTTTTCCCAAGATGGTGTTGCCAGAGTCACGTGCCCGCGCAGGGGCGATCAACCCCGACAGCGTCGGGCTTTCTTCAATGAGGGGATCAATTCGCTGTTTGGAGTTGCGCTTGGCCATCTCGACCGTCGGCGCAACAGCCATCATGGGACCAGGGGCCAGATGGATCACATACCCAATCCAGTTGTTGCCACACTCCGTGCCACCAACCTGTGCGCCTTTCATGAACACCACACGCTCGACGGGAGACGTCGGCGAGAGGCAGTCCATGATCTCCTTGAGATACGGCGTGCGATTGGTTCGCCACTTGCCAGGCTCCGAGGCCGATTTCCCCGAGAGCACTCGGTACTGGTCGGCCCATTCAGACACAGTCAGCAGTGGGTCGGGGGTGAGCCCCTCGCGCCACGCCTCAGCAATGGCATCAAATCCGTCATAGTGTTCCAACACATCCCTGC